ACCCGATCGGCTCATTGTCGACATAGGTAATGTCTCCGATCTCGGTAATCTTGGCATCAGGTACGGCGATTCTCCGGGCCTTGCCGTTGGACATGACCGTATCAAATACCCAGACGTGGCTTTCCAGTTCTGCCGAATTAGCTGTAGCCGTGCGGACGTTTTGGTCCGTTTCCACGTTGGCGTCACCATAAACCACCTTGAGGACTTCGGTGTTCAGAGCCTCAATCAGGGTGAAACCGAATTCTTCCTGGTATTCGGTCTGCGGTGTCTTGACGGTGTCACCGCCCCAAGCCTTGATGGTTTCGGAATCTCTGGTAATCGTCTGGGTCAGGCCGTCCTCCGAAACATACCCAAGGCATTTGTAAGTCGCAGCGAGTGCGGTTGTCGGATCTTCCGGGAGTGCAGTACCGGCCGGAGCTACGAAAATAGCCCCAGTGATACACGGCTTGCCGGTGGATACGTTTGCCGCGCTGTTCTGGTTAGTAGGCATATTGTTTACCTCCTGTTAGTTGTTAAAAGTGAATGATGTCATACACAGCCTGATACCGGTAGGTTTTCGACTGCGTATCTGTGAAGTTATAGTCGCTGTTCAGTGAAGACTTGCTGACCTGCGTTTCCTCTATGAAGTTGTCCATAGCGTCCTTGACCGCCTCGTTCAGATCCATAGCCCCGACCAATGAGCCGGAGTGTGACTGTATTGCCAAGACGGCTGATTTGACGTGGTTGTACTTGCCCCCGCCGGTCTTCTGTACCAGAACGTACTCGTCCGGTACAGTGACGCCCTTGGGGATTTCAAGCCAAACAGGACAGTTCAGTTTTTCGCCCAGGTAATTCCTGGCCAGTTCTTCAATAATCATCGCAACGACCTCAACAAAGTATTGTTCTCCAAATTGTCACGGGCACCTTTAGCGTTCGCCGGATGGACGGATGCCCCGTTCCGCTCCGGGTAGCGGTGTTCTGTGACTTCGTAATCTGGACCAGCGGCGGCTTGCGTAGCCATCGCATGTTCCATGCAAATCTGGGCGACTTCTGGGCTTTTAAGTAATGCCCGGACGCCGCCCTTATTCAGTACGACCTTAACTTTTTTCATAGCGTTCCACCTTGACTTTAGTGTTCCAATCCAGAGGAATCAGCTCGTCGATGCCCTTAACTGGCATGTCGAATGTCTGGAATGTCTGGCCGAAGAATTCGACCTTTTTGTTTCGCCAATCGTGTTCGTCGACCTTCGGAATCCCCAAAGTATAAACGGACCGCTTGCCGTACAGTGACAGGTCGGTGACCATTTCATCCGATGATGTCGGAGCCACCAAGACGTTTTCGACCTCGACTGGCGTTTCCTCAAAAATCGGGGCACCGATGCGGTCGTAGCCGGTCAGGGTTTCTTCGTACAGAATGACGGTGATGCCTTTGAGTCTACCCACAGCAACCACCGCCATTTCCGCCGAGCATATCCAGGCCGCCGTACCGCTGACGCCGAAGCCCCAGCCGTTTAAGGTCGTTGTTCATTATGCAGCCAGCGATTCCGCCGCCAGGAACCGCATAAGTTCCAGACCATGTATAGCCAAGGCCGCTCTGCGACTCCTGGGAAATCGGTTCACCGTCGCTTGGTTGCCGCATCGCACGAAGAACGACGTCCACGGTGACCATCTTTAGAACGCTGGCAAAGCTCTCATCTTCCGCCATTTCGTCAAGGTCTTTATTCACTTTTCGCGCCTCCATCCGGAGTGCATCGGAAACCAGAGGAATCAGAGCATCGATCCGCTCCAGTTCCTCTGATGTGAATGTTCTTCCGGTCAGAAGCGCAACTTCCGCTGGAGTCGCGTATCCGATCATTTTTTCGCCTTGCCTTTCTTCGGCGCAGTCTTCGGAACGTCTTTGACCGGTTCAGCCTTAACTGGCTCCCAGTCTTTGCCCTTGATCGTGGACTCAACGTCGATGACAGCCCCGGTCTTTACATTCCTGTACTTCATGGTTACGCCTCTCTTACGATTGCGAAGGATGCAGCATCGAGGACGCCCCAGCCGATGTATGCTTCTGAACGAAGGACTACTTCGTTGGTTCTCTTCAGGTCGCCCTGGCCGTCAGGATCGCCGTATTCGATAACCTCAAGCGGGATGTTGGCAGCATAGCCCCATCTAAACGCATTCTGGAAGTCACCAACTACGACATGGTCAGCCTTGCCGCCGGTAGCGATCTTGGCGACTGTGTCGTTCACGTCGGAAGTCATACCGTAGAATGCGTCCGGGTTCTGACCGAATCTATATTCCGGATACTGCGCAACACCGTTGACCTTGATTGCGGACAGTGCAGAACCAGCCGCCGGAGACATCGCGATTCCGTTAACGGCTCTCTCTCCACCGACAACCAGCTGAACCGCAGCGTTAATGTTGTCGTCTACAGTTGCAGCCGCATAGTTGACGGTATTGCTGACCAGGCCGTCGAAGCTGTTTGTTGCCCTGAAGGATGCTGCGGTCAGGTCTGCCGGATTCAGGCCATGCAGGGCAGCAATATCCAGACCTCTTGCCATCTTCTTGGCGAATCCATCAGCGAACGCCTGGAGAATCGGGAGTCTGCCCTCTTCAGACGCATTCAGGAACTCATCGCTGACTCTGTGCTGATATACCATCTTGACCGGTCTGATTGTCTTCGGACCGATTTCCGCATCGCCAGCGGGCTTGTTTGCGCCCTCGCCCACGATGGAAACTTCGCCGCCCATTGCGAAGGTGAATACAGTTTCGCCAGCAAACGGAATCGGCTTTGCTGCACACAGCTTGGCAAGCGCGGAATGTCCCTGTACCGCGTTGAACATGTCAGATACAAGCTGCGCAGGGAAATTAGTGGTTGCTGTAGTTTTGGTAGCCATAATTGTTATTTCCTTTCTTGATTAGATGTTATTGCCGAGCTCGGCAGACATAGCCCGCCAAGCGTTCGACCTTCCATTATCGTTTTGCGTCGGCTCATTACTTCCGATTGGCGCTACCGCATGGCTTGCCGCAAAGTCTTTGGCAAGCGTCTCGGCGTCCGCTTTCCATTCGTCCGCATTGTCGCCTTTGAGCCTGTCGGCGTATTCGATCTTCAGTCCGGCAGCAAGCGCAATTCTCGTTTTTTCCAGGTCGGTCCTGTACTTTGCACTTTCCGCAATTTCCGCGTCCTTGTCAGACAGCTTTTTCTCTGCCTCTGCCACGGAATCTTGCAGGGCTTTGATCTTCTTTTCGTGTTCGGCGTTGATTTCTGCCAGAGCCTCCGGGGACGTCCAGCCCTCATATTTTTTCGCGCTGGTCTCTCTTTCCCTTTTCAGCCTCTCGCTGATTCTTGCGTCAAACTCTTCCTGGGTTTCAATGATTTTGAAATCTGCCATGATAACTCCTTTCCCACTTTCCGGGTGGTATCCGTAATTTTGGCGTATTAAAAAACACCGACATGATGCCGATGCTCTTAATAACTGATTCTCTGTTTTCTCGGTTCCTTACTGTCTGCACATATCCAGTGCGCCAACGCCATGCTGTCAAGAATGGAGATGTCCGCGCCCTCGATCTGCGAGGTATAGCCAAAGCCGCCGTGTGATCCGATGGCCCGCTTATCGCAGTTCGTCACAACTTGGGTCGCCGCCGATTGCTCCATGTGGCAAATCGTGCCTTGCGCAATTCCTTGCTCAAAAAGCGAATACATCTTGACCACTTCGGCGACTTTCGGCAGTACCGGCGATTTTAGCTTTACCTCCTTCATCATGTCAGCGAACATTGCCTTTCCATTGTCGCCATCCACGGCCACCTGTTGGACGTCTGCCGACTTCAGGAAGTCTAAAAGCCAACTCATGCCGTCTCTGGTCGGCCGGCAGTCGATTGCCTCAAGGAAGATTCTGCCGTCTGTGGTTTTGACCGCAATAGACATCGATACATTGACGCCATCGTGGCCATATTTGATGCCAACGAACAGCTTGCCTTTGAGGCACGGCAGGTGGTCTGTGCAAAGTGCGTCCCATTCGTTCCGGCTGATAGCTGACTTCTGGTTATACTTGAGCCATAGGCCAAGTCTTTGAATGTTGAAGTCTATTTCGTCTTCGCCGATCTCTGACCGGATGGTCCGTTCCTTTAGGATGTAGCCAAGCGATGGATTAGTTTTGTACCATGCGTCTATATCGTGCGGGTCCGTCATTTTGTCGACCGACCATTCACACCAACCGGATTCAAAGCCACTTCCTTGCAGCACTCTATCCCGGTACTTTGGGAAGACCGTTCCGGCTGATATTGCCGTTGGTGGTGTCCCTAACATGATGGTCTGCGGGTTCGCTGAATCCGACACGACGTACTTTAGAGCTGTTTCCTGTTCTGGGGTATACTCCTGGGCTTCATCAATAATAAGCAGGTCGTATCCCTCGCCCAGGCCTCCGGTGGACGTTCTGGTTCTGAATTCTATTACAGCCCCATTCGCACAGTAAATATGTTCCTTGCCAAAAGCTCTGAACGTGGACGTCACGGCTATATCAGACTTTTCACAAAGCCTCATCAGCCGTTCCCATACCGCATGGGACGTACTCGCCCGGTGCGCTGTGTACAGGATCCGCTCCCCGTTCGCTAATCCCCAAAGGCATCTCATTAGGACGTTTTCAGACTTGCCGTTTCGTCTTGGTATGGAATAACCAAACTTCTGATGTGCCCAAAAACCATCTTCATTGACCGCCATAAGGTCGTAACACAGAGCTTCTTGCCACGGTAGAACTGTTCGCTCGGTAGCATTGTACAGGGCCACAGCCTCGCCGCCTTTTGTGCTTGTGTAAGGTTCGATTACGGATACCGTCGGGCTTTGATTGCCGTAACGTGTATCCATGTCGTCCTCCTTGCTATGTCATACCGTCCTCCTTGGTTCAAACATTAGCTTTCTATGTGAAATGGCGTTCAGCCTGTCCGTTGCGACCGCCTCGCCATTCCTCATTGAGTATCTTGCGGGCTTCTTCCTTGCCGTACATCTGCCGACGCCGCCGGAGTTCCGCATTTCTTGAGTTGCTGAATACTTCGCCCGTGTTCCACAGGACCTTGTCGGTGTCCTTTTCGCCTTTAGCCAGGACCGTGATTCTTCCTTTCACGCTGCCGTTAGGGTAATACATGACAGTACAGGAACAGCCGGTGTGCCTTGCGAACACATTTTCTGGCTGGTCTCCGTATTTCCAGACACCCTCCAGATCCTTGCACCAATCAGTGTGTTTCGTGTCGTGGCTCCCGTATCTGCCGGACCACTTCCTGGCAAGGACCGGCTCAAGGCCAAGGTTCCGCTGAAAAGTGGCGTTCGACCTTACCCAG